TGCTCAAAACTTATTGTTTTCTTACCGTTCACGAACAAACCAAACTGTTTTCAAAGCTGAATGAATTGATTAAGCCAAACGTAACATATCAGGAAAAGTAGTGAAATCTTTGCCTTCAAGTCGCCGGGAGGTACTTGTAGATTGTTTTCACGTCTACACCTATCACATCGGCTACCTGCTGCCTGGTAGCGCCGTTCTCCAGCATTCTGCGGCATCGCTCCACAACCTCAGTGGTCATTACCCGGCGGCGTCCGCCTACTCTCCCCTGCTCCCTCGCTGCGGCTAAACCGGCTCGGGTACGCTCGACGATCAGCTCGCGCTCCATTTCTGCCAGGGCGCTCATGACGTGGAAGAAAAAGCGGCCGGCTGGCAGCAAAAAGAAATGATCAGGAAAACCAGGCGGCCCATGTCACATATTAATTTACCTCGCGATAGCAAAGGTCGCCTTACCCGGCCTGACGTGGCTTGAACTCTAGTACATCTGGCTCGACAATGCTCATCAGTCGAGCCCACCACTTGCTATATGCCTCTCTCATTTCATCAATGTAGGTGTACTTGTCATATACAGACCATATTCCAGGAAGTTTATGTCCAAGCATTATCTCGGCAATATGCGGCGCTGTGATTTCAGAAAAGTTTGTGCGTGCCGTTCTGCGCAGATCGTGAATTGAGAAATGCGGAACTTGCTCGTTGTAGGCTTTAAGCATGAACTTCACCAGATTATTGCTGATGCTCATATGGAAGCCTTCACTCATCGGCTTATCTTCATACTTAGAGAAAACAAAACGACCAGGTGCAAGATCAATAGCTCGTTTTATCAATGGCAGCATTTCTGGAATTATCGGACGAAGTATCGGTTTTTTACTCTTCCGTCCGGTTTTGTGGTTTTCCCATGGAACGGTCCAAATACCCTCTTCAAAATCGAAATGCGATACTTCAGCTTGCCTCAGTTCGCCGACCCTGCATGCCCATAGTAGTGACAGTTTATAAAGTATCTTATTCCGTTCCATCAAGCGGGAGTCTTCAATAGCTCGCCAGACTATCGCCAGTTCTTTTCGGTCAAGGGTGCGCTCTCCCATCTGCTTCTGGATCCCAAAATCTGCCCCAAAACCCTCTGTATCTACAGCTATCCAAAATACGCCCGCCCGGTAACTCTTGCATACGGTTACCGGGTGGGATTTATATCTGTTGTACAGAAAGGAGATCGGGGATTAGAAACGTCACTAATTAAGGCCCGGGTGATTTCCAGGCCTGGAGGACTGTTAGTAGCGATAAGGTTTAAAGTCATACCAAAGCAGCATGGCATAACGCAGAAGTACATCTTTAAGGGCTTTTTTCCCAGGGTCATTTTCCACAGCGACTACTTCCGCCTGAATAGCCGCGAACTCCTCGTCAAGCTCATCATAGCAAGTGATTCCGCCATCCTTGATCAATGAGTCCAAAACAACCTTCTCAATTTTACTTAACTGGTAACCAGGTATACCTTGCTTTTCTGTAAGGTAGTCAAAAATCTGCCTAAACAACCATTCTACATCATGTGATGACGATCCGTTCATGTGCTTCCCTCTTGATTTATTTCCCATAAATATATAAAGGATATGACTGATTTTGGTCAAGCAACAGCCTTAACAATATTTTATGAAAGTGCATTGAACTGAGACGTCAGCTCAGTATCAACTAACGTAACAGGGTAATACACCAGGCGCTTGAGATAAGCATTGGAAACCGCGGCAGGTGTCGTTCTTGCTCGGCCAATCATAAGCCGGTTCAGCTGTGTTGAGACCAGCGGCGCACCGCTGTATTTGTTGATGCCATCAAATACACGCATATCGTCGTTGATAAACGAACTGATGAAGGCCTGATGGCCGTTTCTCACTTGCCCTAAACGTTTAACTTCCACGGTTATCTCTGAACTACCGACAATTTTAGCTGCTGCAGTCAGGTTCTGATTGGTGATGCTGTTACTGATGCGACGGTTCATAAAGTTCACATACTCAGCCACAGAATCATTGTCAAGGCAGACAATGGCTTGCCCGGCATTATAAACCCCGCTCATCGCCTGCAGGCTGGCGGGCATGTTGTAATCAGCAAAAATAGCGCCGCGATCTGTAGCCATAAAATCCAGGTCCTGGCGAACAGTGCAAACTTCGTCCGGGCGCGTCACTGCGACTCCTGACGTTGGAATGTATGGTGTCACTCCATCCCAGTTTTCAATCTGCGCCCCCCAAATGTAAATACCTTTCCCCGTGCCGGTATATGCCGGCAAGGCAGCTGCTGATGTCACATCATTGATCAACGCCAGAGTAAACTGTGGAGAAGCAGCTACAGTAGGAGTTATCGTTATGCTGATGCGATACCAGCCATTTTTAAATTTCCTGACGCTGGTCTGCAGGATACCTGTAGAGCTGCGTGTACGAACACCATTTACCAGGTCAAAGTTTGCATACTGAGGGGTTGCAACAGCGCCCTGGGCCACGAGCTGAATAATGCTGGCAGTATTGGCCTTCGCATAAATACTAAACGTTACCGGGGAGCCTGTCGTTGCCGCTGGCGTGGCATTTTCGAGCATTGAGTGAATGAGGTCACTGCTATCCGTCGTCTCATTGAATGGCGATGCTGTCGGGTTTCCGTCTGGTGCCGTGGTTTTCGCCGCAACGGTAGAAACGTTCGTTTTTGTCCAGGTAGACCCGGAAAAGTTTTCACTGTTTGCCACCTGGTTTGTTGTTCCCGCAGCAACGCGCAGCCCCAGGCACTCACCAGTAATCGGGTCATATTCGATCGCAGCTTCACCGGACGCAAGATACTCTATCAGGCCGCTTTTGTTAACGCGGGTAGTTTCTGATGCGCGAGTAAAGGTTACCACGTCAGCCAGACGGCGGGAGCGAATGGCATTACCCGTTGTTCTGCCCAGGGCAATATACAGCTCCTTCTCAAAATCCAGGTATAACGATGCAAGCTTTGGCATCGGGGCCTGCGGGGAAGGAAGTGCGGCAGCATCGCCCTGATAAGTTTTATTGCTCTTGATTTGAGTTGCCATTGTCAGATTCCTGGATTGTTCAGAGTGGTGACGCGGGTTTGCGTGCCGGTCAGATTTAGTGTGTTCTGCGCGTTACCCACGCAGTGGTTAAATGAAATATCGACATCGGTAAGCGTACCGCTGGCATAAACAGGATATTGCTGAGTAGGCGTAGACTGGATGTCGCGAATTTTATTTGCGCTTAACGAGCTGAGCTTAACTTCTGAGGCCAGATTAATTCCGTTCCCGGAAGCGGTCAGGCCGTTATTCCAGAAGCGGTTGTTTACCACATCCATATTGATCGCCGTCCCGTCTTCCAGGTTCAGACCATGCCGTCCGTTTCGATAAACGTCATTCCCCTGGATAAACATACTGCGGACTTCCTGGCCTGGCGCTTTGAGGTTAATTCCATCTTCGCCATTATCACGGATGGTATTGCTGTCAATCTGGTATTCGCCGTCTCGCTGCTCAGTCGTGCTGTTGTAATAGACGCCATGTTTAGCATTTTTGGCGATAATATTGCACTGCAGACGCCCGCGCGAACCGGGATATGCCAGCACAGTTCCCGGACTGATAATCACGCCATAATTATTTTCTGAGAAGTTGTTATTGGTAGCGATCATGCCATCAACACCACAATCACCCAGGCCAGCATTATTCCCTGTACATGTGTTGCCGGTGACTATCGTGTGTTCAGAGCTGTAAGGCGCATTTGTTCCGTGCTGCTTCTCAAGAAAGATCCCGAAGTTCTTCCCGTTGCGGCAGAAGTTGCCAGCAACATACAGCGGCTCGCTCTGCGTACCGCCAGCCCCTAATCCGAGACCAGATGCCCCCGCAGGGTTATCGTTACCCGACGGTGCCAGCCGACCGAAATTCTCCACCACGCATTCAGTAATCGCGGAATCGCGCGCAAAGTCGATGCCGATCCCCGTAGCGCCAGAGTTTCTCACCCGCAGGCGGTGCAGGTGGCCGCGCCGGTAAAAGTTGAAGTACAAGCCTTTAGTCCGAGGCAAATAGCCCTCATCCGGCAATACCTGGTCCTGACAATCCACCTCAAAATCGGAATACACAAAATCGGTCAATTCCGGGACGGGATTCGTCGGCGAGGTGGTGAACTGGAGCGCCGAATATGAGCCATACGGCATCAGGATTGTTTTGCCGGTACCGGCGCCAATAATCGATACGTTCGGCGCGGGCGTGAGGAAGGAGCTCAACCGGTAAATACCCGGTGGGAGATAAATGACCCCACCGTAAGTGTTGCGGGCCATATCCCTGATTGCGCGCTGGATAACCTGTCGCGCATCCTCCTGGCTACTCGGATCCCAACCGTAATCCTTGATACTGGTGAGAAACCGGCTATCTGCCTGCTGCTGCACGCGCCGGGAAAGACTGTTCAGCATATTGTTGACGGATGTCGGAATCCCCGGAAGGTTGAGTCCGCCCAGCTCATCAATATAGCCATATGCCGCCTTATCAGCGGAGCTCAGCGTGTTGAGAAACGGCCCGGAAACAGGCTGAACCTGCGCCAGCAGATCCTGCAGCGGAAAATCAGAAAGAGGGATACTGATTTTCCCTTCTGCATCGGTAATAACGAGCTGTACCCCGTATTTATCCGTAGCTGAATGAAGATTAGAGGTGTTGTCTTTCCAACTTCGCGATGCCATTTCCTGAAGACTTTCATTCATTCCGGAGAAGAATTTTTCTCCGGACTCAGTCTCCAGCTCAGTTGTGATTCCGTCTGAGGTAATGGATTTTGATAAGTTACTGTCATCATTTTTATCAATGGACTCACTGATGGTGACATCAACATACCCCTGAGACGGCATTACTCTGCCGGTAGCCTCAAGCGTACCACCGTTGTTGATGTACTCATCAGCCAGCGAACTACCATCAGTGCTGCGCACGTAGGTAGCTGAACCATCAGGAATATTGGCAATATCCTCCTGGGCGTCAGCCAGCGTCATATACTGGCGGCTGAGGGGGATCAGGTTCTGTCGGGTCTCCTCGACAACAGCAGCACCATCAGTTGCTATTTGCTCGCGCTGATCGGCAGACTTTTGCTGTATACCGGCCATGGTGTCGCGCTCAATACCGGTTCTCGTTGTTACACTCAAATCGGGTGAGTTAACAAAAATATCAATTGTCGCGTTATTGTCCCATGCATCAGGCATGTCTGATGACGGGACAGCATTACCCGTATTATATTGAGTCATAGTTTCACCAAGGGGGTTATAATAAATTATTCACTTAACGCTGGAGGAGTGAAAATGCCATTTTTATATGATCCTCCTATGCTAAATGGCTTATCACCACAATTAATAACGGTCATCCCCTCTGGCGGCAGCCATTCCTCCGTCCCATTCCAGACAATAATATTTACGACAATGCCATTACTATCAATAACTGCCCATGCATTATTATCCATTATGCATACTCCTCAATAATAACAACCCCATCACGACCTGATGCTCCAGGATTCAAAGATTGTGATACGCCATTAGAACAGCCAGATGCACCAGAACCATAACCGCCACCAGTATTTGCAGGCGTATTAATCGCCGGGACAGAACCACCAACCCCTAACTGGCTATTTGCACCTCGAGATCCGGCAGCGTAACTGGTGGATACAGCTACGGCTGCCTCAGAACCAGATCCAGAAGTACCTATGATATTCCACCCTGTGGGGCTATTTGAGTTTGTATTTGCCACAGGCTGGAATGGAGGGTTAGCCGGTCCTGCTGACAATCCAGCCTTACCGCCAGGCGCTGAGATAAGAGTACCTACGGATGTTGTCCCACCATCCCCTCCGTTTGGTGAAATTGCTGTGCCCCCCACACCGCCGCTACCAATCGTCACCGTGGCCGATGATAATGCGGATACGTCATAGATACCCTCGGCATATGCGCCAGCCCCGCCACCATTACTTATCGAAACCTGCCCAGCAGCGGTAGCCGGAGCAGCAGAACTTCCAGCACCTGCTCCCAGAGCTCTGATGCGCCATTTTTTTGCACCGGCTGATTTAGTAATCAGCGCGCTACTGGTGACAACTTGCACACCCATTAGGCGACCAGGCATACTATTTTTAAGGTTAGAAAGAATTGCTGCTGTATTACCGTCATCTAGCACATCTATATTTGCTGAATCCGCGATAAACTGAGCAAGGACATTGGCCATTACAGTGGCCTGCCTGAGAGCTTTATTCACCTGCGCGGAAGAAGCTTTACCAGATGAAAATCCGCTTACTAACGCAGTAAGGGCTAAATAATCAGCCTGAGAAATTACGTTTGCGCTGTTTCCAGTTGCAAAAGCTTTAAAATCATTGGTAGGCATTATAAATCTTCTCCCCAGTTACCAGAGTCAAATCCGGATATATATTCGTTATCTACATCAAAACCAAAAAAAGAATAGCCACCATTTGACGGCATCTGTATTTCCCTCACTTTTACACCCGCAGCTTTAACGGTCAGATATCCGTTTTGGATAGCCCACCATAGTTCAGCATTAACCTGATCGATGGGATTCAGATCATAACGAGATGGAACGTAACCGGGAGGTAATGCGATGAATGGCCCCTTATTAACTGCGCTATCGAGAATCATCCTGTCAATTTCACTGATAACAACCGTAGGGTCAGGAAGTATCCATATAGAAATGGACATATCCTGATTATCGACAATTGCCATACGAATACCCGATCCTGTCAGGGCATTGTCGAGAATCTCAGGCAATGTGTCGTTCTGCCCGTTCCAGTTATTAATAGCAATTTTGACTTTTAGCACCAGTCGATAAACTTCATCACTCAGGTCAAGAAACCCATCATCAGGATCGAAAGGTCCCTGCCAGACGCCCTGGTCCCAGCCAAGTTTTTCTGTATCCCACGAGAAATACACGCCAGATATAGGCGTCCTGACCCTGCGCTTGCGGCCTATCCATTCACCCAAAATATCCAGCTGCTGGCCGATGGCGGTATCAATGTCGAAATCCTGAATCATGCCTGTCATTGCGGCTGAAACGTCGATTAACGGTCGCGTTGAGAGGTCAATGTGTGCAAAAAACTTAGGTTTCCCTGCGTGATAGTTCGTTATCCTGTCTGTGTATTTACTCATACAGACACTTCCAGATTAATGTCCGCTACCCTGCAGGATGCGGAGTGATCGAAAGCTATTACGATGTTGGTCGCAGCCACTCCTGCCGAAGATGTCCCAATCAGCAATTCGGTAATGTCGTAGTATCTGGAATTTCCGCCGCTAACTACGCCCAGGTTTGCCGGAGAGTAAATGCGGCTCAGCAGGACACTGGCACCAATTGCCAGCGAGTTGATATAAGCAGCCACGGCCGCTTTTATCTCGTCACCTACCTGCGACGTGTACCCCGTCAGTGGACTGATGGTGATTTTTACAAAAACAGGCACATCAACTGGTCGCGAGAATCCGACAGGGTGAGGACTTCCGTACTTGTCCGGCACAGAGATTACCGTACTACCGTATGGGGTCGTTCCCTGGTCTTTCACGCCCCGAATCGTGTTTGCAATCTCTGTGGCATCACCACCTTCAACAATGGCCGCTATCGAGTGTGGAGGGAGGCCATTGGCATCAGGCACGTCCTGGTCGTTCTCATACAGCTTGTGACGCGTGACGCCATTAATATTCGCTATTGCGCCATCTACAGCTTCAAACGGCGTGAGAGACGGTAAGGCGACGCTCTGTGACTGTCTTATGCGAAGTTCTGAATCTTTTTCTACAGCGGTACCAACAGTAGCCGCCTGCGGGTTATTAGCCGATGACCATCCCCGCGTGGGCGTGTTGATTTTGTTCACCGTTCCTGCAAGTGCAGCGACAGCGCCGGGGTTTGCACAGGTAGCGGTAGCAACAATCGCCCCATCAATACCGACAGAAACGGTTTCAGGAAGATTCCATACAACCCCGTTCGCATCCTTCACTGAGCCATTGGTGATTGTGGTCCCTGCAGTCCCGGTTAGTAGCAGGTCAACCGTCGAATTCGTCGCCTCACGGCGTTCAATGCCGTTAATTTTGACGTTGCTGGACAGTCCAACGCCAATTCCGGTTGATGGCGAGAAACTGTTATATACCTGAATAGCTGTGTTATTAGCGTCGTGGATTGCCAGCGCCATCAGCGCGATTAACTGACCATCTTTGCTATCCGGATCGATATAAGCATCACTGCCGTAAATCTGCTGAAAGTATCCTGTCACAGTAGACAGGATGGTTTGATAGTCAGGCGCACTTATCCCCTCAGCGGTTACCGTTGCCGATAAGCCGAGTGTATCGAGGTCCAGGGCCATTACGCCTCCGAGGTTACTGTCGTTGTCCCGTAGATGGTTTCCACCGTTGCTGTGAACGTTACACGCCGTGTGCGGCTGTCAACGGTGGTATTAAAGTCGGTGATGGATTTCACCCCGCGCGTTTCAAGAATGCGTTTTCGAATGGCGAGGTTATAGGTTTCTGGCTTGTGCTTACCCAGGACGGATTGTATCCAGGGTGTTCCTTCTGTCGTATCAAGGAACCATTCACCGTACCAGAGCACGAAGCGCGTTTTAATGGCCTGCGCGACGGCCTCCGGAGAGTTAACCAGCCAGGTATCATCGCCCTGACCAAACGTATAATCCCCGTCATCATCTTCTCGACGGTAGCGCATTATTCAGGCTCTCCTGTGCTGTCGTTGCCGTACTCAACCCCTCCATGCGTATGAGTCATCAGGCTCTTGCCGCCCGCCTTCACATCGTTGGTCACGGTTACAGGGCCGTGCATTGTCGCTGCGCCGCCGCTGTCGCCCATTCCCTGCGACAGATTGCCGTTAATCGTCACATTGCCGTTAAGGATAATTTCAGGAGAGGTTATTTCCGTTCCGCCATCAGCACTGGCTGTCAATCTCCCCGGCGTTTTAACGGTGACATCATGACCTGCGGACAGCTCAATGAATGCAGCGCCATCATCGGTACGCAATTGAGACGCGCTGGTACTGATGCCACTGATTTTCTTTGCCTGTGACTGTGGGCCGACAATGCAGAACGCATCAGATAAATCGTGCATTCTGTCGTCTACCGGCTCCTGCACACCGCCGCTTTGCCACCAGAAATCGATACAGCGGTCTCCAAATATCACCAGGCATTCATCCCCCTCTGTGACAGGAAATGTCAGCGTACAGCCGCCCCCACGAGGGAAAATCACTGGAACATCGGTAAGCAGCGGGTAATCCTGTGTTTCAGTAGCGCCATCGTTATCACGCTCTACATAGCGGATCGCTGGCTGCACAACTGCCGTTACTGATTCAGGATCAAAGGACTGAATAATGCCGGGTAGCGCGACGCGGATTTGCTCCTTTAAAACTTTTCGTTCTGACTCGAAAGTTTCATCAAGTGAGCCGCTACGGGTTTGATTAGAAGAAGGCATTCACAAACTCCAGATATGAAAAAATCCGCCTCAGCGGGTTTGCGTAATTTATCTTTTTGGTGGGGGGACTATAACTTCAGCCCAGCAACGACAATAACCATTGGGGCATAACTTTCCTTCCCCTGGGTGCCCGGTTTTTGGTGGTCTGGACCAGGAATAAGTTTTACCATCTTGCCTATCGCAAAATGGACAGCAATCAGAACCTCGCCAGACGTATCTTTTAGCTCCAACCCTTTCAGCCTGAATCTGCGTAGCTTTTGCCGTCTTCCTAAAATCATCACCCATCAATTTCTGATATGCATTTCCATCAGCGAGCATTTCCTCCTTGCTCCTTCTGCGCCCACTTCGGGGTTTCGATTTTACCTCGGGTCGGCGGTAAGAATAATCAATGCTTTGTAGAAAATTATCTTCTTCTTTTCGCTTTTTTATCTTCTTGTAATTATTCCATCTGGTAATAATGGCTATTGCCAGAAAGAAAATAATAATTGCGAAAAATTCCATTTTTATTTCACCTTAACGCAAGGGAAAGATCCGATAATCTTCGGAGCATCCATGCTGTTCTGAAGGAGTTGGACGTTTAGAAATCGCTTTTCAGTACCAGGTCTGCGGATGTACTCGAAACCGTAGTTGTTACCATCTCTCGCAGGCATAATCCCCATCTCGGCTTTCATTCCGTTGCCGTTACCAAGAGTTTTAATCTTCTGGGAGGTCACTGTCTCACCATTTATTCTGAATAATGAATCAGGAACCAGCTCTAATTTATAACTACCACATTGCAACGTGATGCCACCAGGATTTGCAGAAAATGCTAACCCAGGAAGAAAAAAGAATAGGAGAACCACCAACTTTTTCATTATTACCCTTCCCGCTGTAAAGACGACGCCGAACGGACATCTGCCGCACCACGCGCTTCACACATCATATCCATGTACCACGCCTGGCCCCTTGTATCGCCAGTGTACATAATGCCGCGCACAATATAAACGCCGTCCGTAGCAATGCTGGCTGGCTGTGAGGTAGTTCCGGTTATTGAGATGTTCCCGTTATTGTCCTGGTCAGTAATGCGACCGCCAGCCATAGCGATATCATTATTCGCCAGCGCGGTACGGTAGACAGACGCCTGATCCAGCTCAATCAGGCCATTAACGCGAATGTTCGGGTTAATCAGAGCGCGTACGTTCACTCCGTTGCCGATCGTTTGTTGAGGCATGCCAATTAGCCCGGTGGCGCTGTTCAACACAATAGCTTCGTGCACATACTCATTTTTTGCCACCATCTGGCGCTGACCATCAACGAATTGCCAGGTTGCGCCGCATTGCCTTGCGACGTTATCCATCAGGTCTCGCGTCATACCAAACAGTACGCGACCACGCGGGAAGACGGTAGCAGGTATTGGCGGGGTAACGCCCTCCGTTGCGCCTTTCGCCTCGAAATCCTTCATCAAAGCGCGGTTCATATCGGCAACGGTATAACCTGCCGCCAGCGTCTGCACAGTGATGGAAGAAGTGAAAGCCAGATCGGTATCTGCGGCCTGAATTAGCACGAACGTATCAACCGGGTTATCTTTGCCCGTTATGGTGTACCGAATATCGCCTGTAAACAACAATCCCCAGTTACGACCGTCAGATTGCCCTACCTGAGAAGCATCGACCTCACGAACGCGGCCTACGTCGCTGACGTCAACATCGGCGGCAATACCATCATAACCAGCGATTACGCGAATAGTGGCAAATTCACTACCGGTGATCCGGTTTACTGTATCCGCAGACAGGTTATAAATCTTAAACGTCCCGGTTCGTGTAGCGCTGCTGATGTTGAACCAATCTATCGTGAAAGTAACTTTAAAATTGCCAAGGTCAATTCCTTTGCCATTCTCATCGAGCAACTGTAGCTCAAAATGACGCATCCAGTTTTGAGACATAATTACTCCGTTATTGCCAGCAGGTGGCTGGCGGTACCGAGATCTGTTTGGGTTGGATAATCCTGGTTGGCATCGTCGCAAACTACGGCGAGTTTGAAACCAAAGCCTAGATAGGAATACTGAGCCAGCAAGTCAGCTCCAGTCACAAGGGGTATACCTTTTACCACCTGGTTACCGCTGACATTGGCGATATCCAGAACCCAGCAAGGATCACGCCAGGTGATGCTTATCTGGTACGTAACACCTGCCAGAATGGTACTGAATTGCTGGTTATCAGCAGTGAGGGGGATTTCGTATATGTGCATCAGCCGCCTCCAATAATTGATTTGATCCCCTGCCAGCCAGAGCTAAGCAAGGATTCATTCTGAGGCTTTGCTGCTTTTGTGCCTGAGTTGATAACAGCTGACGTATTGGCCCCCTCTTTCATATCGGCTTTATCGGCTACCGAAATCTGTTGAGTCTGGGTGATGATCACTTCGCGGAGCGTTAAAACCGCCATCAGTACGTTTTCTGATGTACGGTCAGTTGTGACCTCAATCGCCCTTATCAGCATGTTGCTGTATAGCCTCTTCCCTGTGACGACATCGAAAGGGATCCGGCTGGTCTGCAGGTCGAGTATTTGCTGATAGGTTTCTTTAGGGCTCAGGCCAAGCGTTAGCCCCAGAGAAGACGTATCAACGAAATCCAGTAGCGAACCACCACCAGCAAATCCAACCTCCATAACGACCTCTGAGGGCCGTTTATAGGCATGGTCTGAAACAGGAGACCCCGTTTCGACGGGATGCTCAGTAATTTCAAGCGTGTCACTGTGCTTCTCAGATACCACAACGCTGGGAACAATCAGACCAATTCGCCGGGACTGCTGCTGAAACAGCGTAGAAAGGATATCCATCAACCTACCCCGCTCTGGTTTTTGCGCATTACCCTGGCATTTGCATCAATCTGGCGGCGTCCTACTTCCTGACCAACTTCCATAGCGTTACCGCCGTGAATGTTATAGGTGTTGTTTTGCTGAATTGATGCGCCTGCCGCCTGATACGCTAAAGGACTTTGCCAGTTGGCGTACCCCTCTTTACGGGCCATAGACTGCATCAGGGAAGCCATCGTATTAGGGTTATTCAGATTCAATACGGCATCAGGGGAAACGCCCATCCAGCCAGCCACCTGTTTGGCGTAAAGCTGTGGATCGTTGTTATCGCCAACTGGAGCCCAGGTACTCACGATATCCTGGACCGTTTGCAGCATGCGCCCCGTCGTTTTCCCGGTGAAATAGCGCATCAGTTGGTTTTTCATCGCCTGCCATCCTTCCAGCGCAGAGCCAAAAGAACGGAAGCCGTTACCACCAACCGGGCGGATATTTCCAGGGTTGTTGTTGCGGTCTGCAAGCGTGTTACCTTCACCACGGAAAAATCGTCCGACGCTGCGAGGGTCAAAACCAAACTTATCCTTAATCCAGTCAGCTGCGCCATTGGCGCTATCAGATACACCGGGTAAAGCATCCGGCTTATGGTTGCCCTGATTCAGTAGTTGCTTACCAATACTGGCAGCATCGGACCAGCGCCCATCCTTGATAGCGCTCAGCAGGTCACCAATCATGCTCAGCATCTTACTGAATTCGCCCATCTGGCTGATGAAGTTGCTGAAATCCCACTTCAGAGACCAGGATTTAGGGTCAATATTCAGAAGTTTTGCCAGTGCCTTCCCCAGATCGACGACTGTCTGCCGGAGGTCTTTAACCATCTTCAGAGCGGCGTCTACTTCCGGCTTCCATTTCCCCCAGTCAATCAGGCTTTTGCCGCCTTCTTTCCAGGTTTTATAGTCTTCCCATAGCAGAGCGATACTGGCAGCGAACGCAGTAACAAGCCCTATAGGAGACATCCAGAACGTGCTGTTAAGGATCCGCAGCGCCACCGTTAGTGCGCCAAACAGCGTGATCAGTTCCCGCGTCTGCTTATCCAGTGATTTCCACCAGTCCAGCAGATCAGAAGTCCCTTCCATCAGCCGGGAGAATAACCGGGCAATAAGATCACCCAGCCACAATACCCCCTTGATAGCCGCGGTCAGCGTCTGCTCAATTTTCGGGAAGTTGTCGAGAATTTGACGGCGTAATTTATCCAGTGAACCTGCGAGGCCACCAGCCAGGTTAGAGCCGATTTTATCCCGCGCCATCCCTGCCATTTCACCGAATGACCGGAGCGACGTCATGAACCGGTTAGAACTTACTGCGGCCTGATCAGCATTAAAGCCGATCGCTTTCGCCATAGAGGAATATTCGCCGGAGAACCCGCCGACACCGCGCCGCATCGCCATCAGGGTGTTTTCATCAATACCCAGCATGCTGGCGTACTGGTTAGCCCGGTAATACGGCATGCTGCTAAGCTTCTGCCCTACCCCGGTGAATATGCTCGCCATATCGCGCATATTACCGCTGGCGTCACGGGTCTGGACGCCAAGTCTGTTCAGGAAGCCCTCGGCGCCGGGGTTGGTTCTGATGAACCGCGCCAGGCTCTCCAGCGAGCTCATCGCAGAGTCAGCACTTCCGCCAACCTGAGAAATGGCATAACCGACCTGTTTTAGCCCCTGCACCGTCGCACCAGTGCGCTGAGAAGCCCAGTAAAGCTTATCGGACGCCTGAGCTATCTTTGCAGTGAAGGCGATGACTGAAAGCGCTGCAGCCTCAACAGCAAGACCGGTCTTAATGGCATTGGAAGTAACGCCGGCCAGCACCGCATTAAATTTCCGCTCGCCGCTTTCGTCGACCTTGAAGCCGAGGCTGACGAGAAAATCTTTAATCGTCTCAGCGTTCATTAGCCTCTCTCCATTTTGCGATCCGGTAGTCGTTATCGGCCTTCAGATCCAGCCATTCGTTCATTCTGGCAATATCAGCCAGGTCGATAGAGCCATCTTTGAGCGCCTGATATGAGATGTACCCGGCATCCACCGGGCGCATCAGATAGTCTTCGCCATCAGGTAACGAATCCAGAGTCAGTCCGCTGGCTGGGTTGGCGTCTCTTTGTCGGGGAGTTCTGGTAAAAAATTTCCCAGGCTATCAGCGACCACCCGCGCCACCAGCTGCAGCATGCTGAAGAGATCGATTTCGTCAAACATCAACTCACCGCTCCGGAATATCGGCGTCCACGCTTTACCGTTTTGACGCACTACCACAGCGAGGCAAGGGTGAATGATGGCGTTCGTGTCGTCTTCGGAGAGCTTGGACAGCTCATCAGCGATGCGCGGAAGCAGCGTGTTAAAAATCGGTTCAAGACGGTCCAGGTTAACGGTTTCACCTCCCTCCTGCTGATTAAGGAGACCTTTAACCCCTTCAGCAGGGAGAAGGCTTTTGATACTTCCAAAATCCGATACCAGTCCTGCCAGAATTGGCAGGAGTTTGCGGGAGACCTTCAGTTGATCGAAAACGCCGAGTTTATTGGCGCGGTAATTCACGCCTTTAATAGTGCATTCCATCGGTTAAAACTCCCCAAGCAGTTCATCAATTTTCCCACCGTCAAACACCCAGGCTACCGTTCCGGCGACTTTCGGGTTATTCCAGTCAGGTTGCTTTTGGAATGCCACACTACGCGCTGTTACGATATCTCCGCTGGCCTTATTGCGTAGAACAATGACGTTGTTCCCCCATGTCGCTGAGGATTGGCTCTGTGCGTTGTACATCAGGGAGAGCTTTTTATTGACCGGTGAGGTCTTAAGCAGCGTTAACGTAATGGTCCCGCTCTTACCACCGTGTAGGCTGTGCATCACCTCACCATCAGCACCGACGGTCATGGTGTTTTTGGCCTCAGTCATCGCAACGACGATCCCCTCTTCAGAGTTAGCCGCGCCAGAACCAAGCTCTATGGAGCCTGTAGGCCCAGAAAGAGTGCCGGAGACATCAAGAAAAGAATAAGCAGTCATGGTCTCTCCTTAGCGAACCACAGTGATTGCAACGCTGCCATAATGGACAGCACCAGCCAGTTTACCCGCGACCTGGATAGGTACGCCTTTGCGAGCTTCGCGATCGACCTGCAGCTGGTCATCGACGTTTTCCGCCCAGGTGTAATAACCCTTAGTCAGCATGTCACCCGTTCCCAACTGCCCCATCGGTCCGCCAGTCCATTTACCTGGCGCAAACAGCCCGTTAGTAACGGCCTTATCGAGCACCAACTCGATGTTAGCGATTCGGGTCGTGGTACCGGCGTCGGTCTGGGGGATTTTGGTAGTGCTGGTATAGAGCGTATTAAAGTCGGCGGTTTGAACCGCGTTCTGCAGCCAGTCGAGACCGTGGCGCTCGTCGAAGAAATCGCCATTGCTCATCACACCCTGCTCAAGGATTGCCGTATCGTTTTCGTAATACACGTAAACGTTACAGTTTTTCGCCTCCAGGTTGTTGGCTTGCGATGTACTCAGAGTTTCATAGGTAACACCTGGCTCAACTTTAAACTTCAGCGTGATCGTCGTGTTGCTGCCGGTGAAATCGACAGTAAACGCACGTGCAAATGCTGACAGCGCTGCATAGCGGCTACTGGTCGAATATTGGATAAACGTTCGGCTGTATTTAGCAGCCTTCAGTTTGGAGGCCAGATCCGTAGTCGTTGCAGCATCCAGAATCGTTGCAGCATCCGAGGTAATACCGAAGATGCGAGAAACTGTGGATGCCTCAATAGCTGCGGCCACGCTGATAATATCCGCGTCGACTGGGTAATCGGCCTCAGGAACAGCGATATGCAGCCCATACCAGCTGTTGTAGTCCATCATGGCGTTTACGGCCTGCAGAACGGTTTCTACGGTTCCAGTTTCGGCGGTTTCCAGCGTTTTTACCCAGCGACCAACGTAGACCAGAGTAGGCTGCGGCTGCTGAGAGAACCAGATAACAGCAGCCTTATACTCTTCGCTGTCAACGCCGAAATCATCACCGATATCGTCAGCTGAAGAATAGGCCCGCAGGCGTTCGGCAATCGGAATGACAGTTGAATCACCCAGGATAAGCATCGAGCCAAAGTTGCGCCCCTGCGCGGCCCGTGCGGAAAGCGTCACCGTCACGTTAGTGATACGGTTAAGGGGAAGCCCTTTTTTCATGTTCAGTCTCCGGTAACTATCGTGACGTTTGGATCAACGACAGATTTAACATTGTAGGTGCGGGTATTTTTGCGGGACAGCGTCACGGTCACGTCGTACCGGCGCACCCACTGGTTATTGATTAATTCTGGGAGGTTCCGTATGTCTCCGGCATCCACCAGCGACAAACCTGATATTCGTCGAAACGTATCTGAGTTTTGCTCAATGAATATTCCGTCACGGAAGCGCGTAGCCATCGCAGAACCAGCAGGACCGTAGAAGCAGAACAACACCTGGACGCTTTCCCATGACCATTGCTCACTCTGCTCTTCGCTGACCTGGATATTTGCAGGCATACCTGGACGTGAGAGCGTGGTGAAGTTAAAGCCGCACCACGTTTCGCCATTAGGAGGTATCTTTTGCTGAGGATCTGTATAGCGCGGGTAAACCATTTTTGCAGGCATCCCCGTAACACCCCTCACCCAGCGGCTTAGTTGTCGTTCCAGCTCTTCGTCGTAATCCGGCTCGCTTCCAACGGGTGTAAGGTATCCGGGCTCTGTGCTGTCATTACTCAACGGGAATACCTCCGTTAAATTCCAGCAGTTCGCAATGTGCCTGCACGAACCCGGCACCGTATCGGGTGTAAGGATCGACAAACGTCACACGATAATTGCGCCCGCTGTACGTCACGATATCGGCATCAAGATCAGGTGTTGAATCACTGGCTGGCATCCCCTGCGTGAGCCGGAATTGCGTTACGATGAGGATTGCTCCGTTGATATTCTGTCCCGCCGCCATTCGTTTGGCTTCCAGAGAACGGTCAACCGTCACCACACCAGAGAACGGGGTATCCTGAGCGGTGTTGGTCGGGAAATTATCTTCATCAACCGTTTGTACCTGCCGATGACAAACCAGTGAGGTATCCATAAAGTCCGGATCCAGCAGCACATCGGTAACATCGAGAAGCGGCATTATTTTTTCCTCACGACATACGTAATCGAACGCAGCAGGAACCCACGAGCATATAGCGGCTTATCGCCAGGGATCGGCGGCTTTGCTGCCCTGCGGTTAGCAATCGTCTTATCAGAAAGAGGGGTAAGGCGATCACCAGAACCGATCACCGCTTTAGAAGCATCACGGGCAATCTGTCCGGCGCTTTCGAGTTCCCGCATGGCTGCATCCGTTTTGCCTTCCATGGTTGCCTCTGCTGCGGCCTTCAGGTGTGCCGTTGTTCTGGGTAAAGAGTCTTCAATACCCATGTCCAGAAAAGGTCTGGGCGGTAGCGTCACTGCTGCACCGTCAATTTCAATGGTTGCCCCTGTCGATTGCAGATAACCTAGCTCTGCGTTCGTCAGCGGGGCGTCTTCGCGCTTTGGGCCATCCGGAATACCCACCAGTACATCCATACCTGAAAGCTGGCGTAGAGACTCCAGAACAGACTTAGCGTTGTCTGTGGTAATCGTTAATCCGGATTTCATGAGGGCGTACCTAACTGAATAGCCCCGACACCGAAGATCATGAGGTATTCCCAAAACTCTGAGCCATAGCGCGTGTTATTCCAGAAACCTGCATCCGGGTTAAGCGTCATGCTGGCGTCATAGCCCACAGAGACCTTGTCCACTGATTTAGATGTCTGAACGCCACTATTCACCCCACCTGAAGCACCAATAGCTGCGCTTCGCATATCAGCCGCGTACAACGCCATGTAATGGGCGACAAACAGCTCTACTACGTAGGGGAAAATATCCTCACCAAATCGCGCCTCACTCATGAGGACATCCGCCAGATTCAATCTGGCCTGAATCATCGGTGTCGGGTATTTATCTTCATCAGCGAATTGTGGAAAGTCGGTCCGGAATTTCTCAGGCGTCGGCAGGCTTTTGTTTTTTGCCATTGGCTTTAGCCTCTGTGAGTTGTGCTTCAAGCTCGGCGATACGGGTATCCTTTTCCGCCACCTGTGCTTCAAGCTCGGCGATACGCGGATCGTCTACCTGTGCAGGCGCTTCACCATCGGGCGAGCAATGCGCTTTCACAAACCAATGCTCTGCAACGGCATCATCAACATCATGAAAACCTGCAGCGAATGGCGTGATTTTGTCGCCGTCGTTGAAGTTAAACGCGGTCAGTACATAGATTCTCTTCATCGGGATTCCTTAGAAAAAAGCCCCTGAGAAGGGGCTGTGCCTGGATTAAATACCATCCATGTAGTTCAGGGTTTCCGGGTAAACCGGCTCAACCGCGCCCAGCTTGCCGTAGTAGGTCACCAACTGATACAGGCCGCGATACTGGATCGGGACGCTCTGCAGCGGAACCATCGGGAAGCGAACAAACTTCTTATCGTTGGTGTAGGCCACCATGCGATCAGTACCGCCCACACCGCGACCTTTCATCCATTTAACCGGACGAATGTTCAGCGGCTTGCCGTTCTGGTGGTAGGCGATAGTGTTCGTCTCCAGATAGGTCAGCAGAGATTGGTTACCGGCGCTGGAAACGATGGTGCTCGCAATGAACGAATACTGCTCAGGCGGGATCAGCAAATCTTCCGGAACTTTGGAGTAAGCGGAGCGAGCCCATGCATTGCTCAGTACTTGGTTAATGCTGGCGCGGATTTCGTCGGCGGTGGAGGTCGCCCACGTCTTGGTAGCGTTGGTCGGCGTTACCTGAGACAAGTTAAGCAGGCCTTTAGCGCCTTTCGCCGAATCACCGATATAAACCTGCTCATCGGTATCCATGTTCCACTTAAGCTGCATGCCATCGTACTTCTGGGTATCGATAGGACGCCCGACCTGTGCCGCAGCATTCAGTTCGATAACGGTCCAGCCAAGCTCCATACCCCATAATTCCAGCGGGAAGCCCTTTTTCTCGATATCAACATTAACGCCTGCAATCGCAGTGGCCAGCGGGCTGATCCAGTTTTTACCGTTGGCGTTAGGTGTACCGGCAGCGGCAAAGGTGGTGTTGGTGAAGGAGCTGATTTCGTCAGCGATAGATACGTCTTCACGCAGCTGAATATCACGGCTCCACGTCTGGGAGGTCAGCGGCAGGTTCAGCGTTTGATCGAGGCGCTCCAGCTCGTGAATGAGAAAGGCGCCAGAACTGTCGACTGTTGCCTGGTCAAATGTCATTGGCATTTGTGATTTCCTTAAATGTTAAAGGCCAGTTCAATGTTGCCATTGGCATCGCCAGGACCATTGAAATAAGCGTTGGTGAGCTGCACGGTGTTCGTATCGTCTGCAGCAGCCAGGAAGGCACCTAACGGGCTGGATGCGGTCGGCGTTGCCACACGCATAAACACAGCACCGCCAAGTGCCACAGCGCTGGCATCTGCGCCGAGGTTCACCGTCACATAACCACGCTTCATGCAGTCGCCCGCGAAGTTATAGCCAGTACCGATCTGGCGTACCTTGTCAGGCTGGGAGGCTGTCGGGTACGGGCGAACATAGATACCCACCACAACAGCAGAAGTATCAGCCGCCTCAATCGGCACAAATTTACCTGCGGAGAACTTTCCGGCGAGTCCATACGCGGCAAATGCCTTCGTGCTGTCCAGTGTCTGAGGTTCAACCGTCAGATCCTGCGGACGTGAAATTGCACCGGCGATGCCCGAAGACATCCGGTAGAGAATAGTGTTGTCCATTGAATGCCTCGTTAGCGTTTAGCCCAGAGTTCCTTCGCGGCAGCGTTAATCTCCGCGATGGATTTGGTGGTGTTGGAGTTGATAGAGCGGAAGCTGTCAGCGGTTTTGGCTGCGGTATTCCGGTTTTTCGCCACTTCAGACACAGCATTGAATGCCATATCAACGGTCGCTTTTTTCAGTTTGCTGATATCGGCATCACCCACGATAGAGCGCACCATCGCCTGATCGGCAGTTGCCAGAACTGAACGCTTGAACGCGGTAGGCTTTGCAGTGGACGGTAACTGAATGCCTGGCTGAATTAGATCGGCACGATACGCGGCATCACCGGTAACAGCCCCTTCCTTTTCGTCCTTCTCTTCGTCATCGTCGTCTGCATCACCTGTTGCAGATGCCGGGGCGAGTTTAGCGACCGCCTCGATCAGCGCTTTACCCCACGCGGGAATTTCTTCTTCAGCATCACCAGTCCCCGGTAGAGCTGGACCCGGCAGCGGGCTTTGAGGTGAGAGATTAATCACCACACCACCCGGCGTAATCGAAGAACTTACGTCGTCATCACCGGTAATGCTTTCCGGCGCGTTATCGACAAGATTCGCCATTTCGGCGGCGTCATTGGTTTTTCGGGCCTTTAGAAGCCGGGTAAACCAGTTTTTAGTTGTGCTTGGCATAGCATCCCCTATTTTGCAACGAAAGCCAGCACGCCCATTAGGGACGAGGGCCATATGGTTACCGGTTATCGCAGATTGAATTGCGAGGCCGGGTGAGATTTGTTCGTAGTCTGCGTCGTAGCCACAACTCACCTCATCATCGCCATCATCAATTGCCTGGAGTCCTTCAGGGCTTTTGACAATGACATCAGCAAGCAGAAGATCGGACTTGTTGCCCTCCCCGCGCCTGACATTCTGAATGTGTCCGTGCGCCAGCAATCGCCAGTTCTCAGGGGCAACAAAGATAATGTCGCCATTGAAATCTCGCGGATGACCTATCGTTACGGCCATTCCTTCAAAGGACGCCATTGAGCGCTCACTGAAAACCTCTTCAGGTGTTCGCCGTACGATGATTTTCCCCCGCGCATCAGGGGTAAGCTCTGGGCGCTCGGTTTTGTCGTACTCCTGCTCTCCAGTACGGCCGATCGGCACATCCTTGAACAGCACTGAGCCATCTGCGAGCTGGAAACGAGTATTCCCCAGGCGCGTTTTAAAGAAATATTTCATGAGTTACCTGCTGCTATCAGGCAAGAAAAAAGGCCGCTTATTGGCGACCTTCAGTAAAGGGATAATTGTTCGAAATACCGGGCTATTTAACATAATGGTTCTTACCCGCACCACCGAAAACGGACTGAATTAAAATGTCCAGCCAAAGCCCTGAAACCAGCGTTTATCTGGCCAGAAATGAAGCCTTTCCGAAAACAACATTTTGATAACATTTAACGGGTATGAGGTTTTGGTTAGAGTCGGTGGTGAAAGCTGTATTTTCTTAAGTTATTACCTACAGTTTTGTGATGCTCTTTATCACTATTCGTAAAACCTTGGGATTTGCTTGTTGAGCAACGAGAAGCAAGTACCTGGAGTGCTCTTCAATAATCTCGCCATCAGCACAGGATGGCTCAGTGTAGAAGCTGCTATTGCCGCTATACACGGCAACTCCATCTTTGTTAATACCCTGGAAATAAGTGTAATAGTTGTGTTTACTCATTTTCTCGGCTCCGGTATCTGAACTTCCGACCAGCATTTGCAGTTAGGCAAACATCCGGCGTGGCCGGTCATTCCGTCGAGTGTTGGCGGGTTATCCCAGCGCACAAACTTATCTTTCATTTTGCGGTGTGATGGTCGGGTGCCAGCCCCTTCGATACGCCACCAGTAACCTTCAGAACCAACGGCCAGCGCTCGCGCCTGAGTCAGTGCGCCTGTAGCGCGTCCAATCTCAGTGCGGGCTATCATTCTGGCCCTGCTGGCTGCAACGTCGCCTGACTGCATGATCATCTCATAGAGCTGATCCGGTCGCTCACCGTTGATAACGGCCTGTATCGCCCGCTGCTGAATATCCTTAACCCGGTCTGCGGCTTCTATCGGTAGTGACTTCATCAGCTGAATCTGGCGAAAAACGATATCCTGAGCCACCATCCCTACGGGCGTGTTACCCACCACATCGCGCAGCCCTGCAGAGATTTCTTCCGAGACAGAACGCCACTGGTTCCACTCTTCTTTTTCTACCTGGGCGAACATCTTGCGGCCAACCATTTCGGCCCAATCGTCGATTATCCCGGAGTAGTCAACGAGCGTGTTAGCAATGCTGTCAGCGCTTGCCTGTGAACCATCGTAAGAGGCCGTGACGATTTGATTTATCTGGTCGACTATCGCCAACAGGCTTTTGTGATACTGACGCTCCGATCGTCGGCGGAGGTTCGGTTTCAGATTCAGCCTCCTCCCACTCTTTCGCCGCATTTGCTATATCCTCATCAGAAATTGATGCGCCTACGCCAGTGACGTCAGACATCTCTCTAAGGTCTGTCAGTGCAGCAGCCGGAGACATACCCAACTCACGCACAGCAGTAGCCAGCGCAGTAGTCGTATTGGTCGCTACCGTGGAGCGGTCGGTATCGCTCATCTGCCACAGGGGATTAAACTCAAAGGTGAAATCTTCCGGCAACGGTTCGCCAAACTCCGAGCGATGCAGTACATCGAATAGCAAGCGGATGTGAGGCCGTAAATCTCGCTCCTGAAGCGTGCCAACGTCGTCGTAGTAGTTCGCAAGGTCAGCATCACCGGTTGAGAACCCCTTCGGCGACTGACGGAACAGACGAACAAGCGGGATTCCAACAGCCCCCGCAATATCTTCTTTAAACTCGCCAAGCAGGTCTGAAAGGCCCGCGAAAGAATATGAGTGAGTTTCAAATTCGTCCTCCGAATCAAACAGGGACATGCCCTCGTTCGTCTGGAACTGGCGGACCATATCCATATTTTTAATCAGCGCTTCGAATGGCTTACCGCCCATGGCGATAATCTCACGCAGCTTTTTAATCTTTGCCGTTCGCAGATGCGCCTTGTACGCCAACTGAGCAGCGCCAACGCTGGTACTGTCATAGGATGTCAGGCGGTCGAAAATACGCTCAACTATGGACATGCCCCACTCGTTCTCGGTGATTTTCTGCTGGTAAGGCAGTTTCACACCATCCATTCGAATCAGGCGGCTGTGGTGAACGGTCCACGCTGGAAGCCCCTGCGCCGTCGTCACGATGTCGTAGAACTCAGGCTTACCGAGGTTAGGCCCAAGCGCTTTTATGCGCCTGGTGAGCTGCGGGTTAATCATCCAGCGGTCAAGAACGGCCAGCCCTTTGAAGCTGCCCTTGCCAACCTTGTCCAGAATCAGCGGCGTCAGTGGTGCCTGCCCTTCAATCAGGATCAGTGCTACGGCCCCGCCATACAGTCGGGACCACTTCAGCGTTTCGTTGATGCAATCCCACAGCTGAAGCTCGTCAAAGCGTGATTCCAGAATGCCACGGCGTTTCGGGTCAATCTCGCTGGTAATGCGCACGCCCTTTTTGGTCATGTCGTCCGCTTTCGAGTCGACAGCTGCGCCAATAATCCAGGATGAACGATAAGCCCACTCAATAAGCAGGCGGTTGCGGCTTGTATAGTTTGCCCGGTAGGTCGATGCGGCATGCTGGTTTGGCTGCTGCATGCCGACACGGGCAATAAAGTTATCGTACGAATCCGCCGTGGCGACTCGTACCGTTTTTTTCGCCATGGTGATACTCCGGTTTTTCGATACCCGTGACGGATCAGATAATTTGTTAAAAATCGGCCCGATTTAACATAATGACTGTTACCCGCACCAGCCAGATCCCTCCCATGATGAAATGTCCACCAAAGGCTTATTTCACTGGATTAAGTGGCTAAAAGCGCGTGAATAAAACATGCATAAACAGGGTCAAAAAATGAATAGCGTTAATTTTGCTCGAAGCGGCTATTTTCTGGTGTTTAGCTGTTTCCCAACGCTTCCCAGATATCCATAGCCGTATCGGTAGGAGCGAACGCCATGATGAAGGCATCGGCCACGTTCGGCGATGGCACATCACGCTTTGCGAGGTCCTTTTTGCTCTCCACCATCACGCGACCGTTTTTATCAAAGTCACGGTGTGGGGTGGTAAGTTCCAGCTTGAGCTTTTCCAGCAGCGGGCAGGATGAGTCGATGCTTATCAGCTCATCTACCGGGTACTGCTCACCATTGTTTATGGCGTTGAAGGTGTTACGGAAGCGGTCGGCCACCAACCACCAGGCTTGCGCTTTTAGGTTGGCGAAAAAGTCTTTATTCGGAATGCCAATGTATTCATTGTCCGGCTCGTTCACGCCAGCACCAGCATTGAATCGCTGGTAGTTAATGCGTGAAGCATTCATGTTTTCGCGCTTACGATCCTCGTTAATTTCTGAGAATTTAGCGCCAGCAGATGCCCCAACGCCGATTGAGTCGTAGACGATATCAGCATCGCGCTCCAGTGCTGCCTGATACGTACGCTGGCAGCTCTTCAGCAATTCGTCTTCTTTCGCCTTCCACTCATCCGCCCAGTACACGACAGAGCCGTGGCGATAGACGTTAGCGCACTTATCGGCGCCGCTATCGGCGACGTCGAAGCCAATACGCTTGCGCCCGCTTGGCTCGAAATTAAGGACTTTGTGGGCATCAACGGCCGCCTCAATCCATGACAGCTTGATAATGGCCGCATCATCATCCGACTCTGGCACGCCTTCGTAGACGTGCTTAAACCCATCCGGATCCCGGCGCTTAGCGGCTTCGATAACCTTCAGCATGGTGTCGGACAAAAAGGGGTTTTCATCGTAGTTGATTTTGCGTATCAGCGTATCTTCTGGCGGGTCGACCACAAAGTTACGCCACACGAAATCAGTAACCAGTCCAGGGTTAAAGATGAACCAACATTCTGAGCCCTCTTTACGGATGGTAGGCTCCAGTATCTTCCACTGGTACTCCGTCAGCGCGTGGGCCTCTTCAAGCCACAGCACGCTGATACCCTCCAGAGACTTAATCTCTTCAATGTTGCGCCAGAGCCCATAAAACACAAATTCAGACCCGGTCACCCGGTTAATGATTTTGTTGTTCAGAATGCGGAAACGATGCCGCAAGCCAAACCGGTCTATCTGAATTTTGAGCAGGGTATACACCGACTCTTCAATTTTGTTCTGGATCTGACGGGCGCAACAAAAACGTAGGTTGTATTTGTTCGACAGGAATATAGCAAACCCAGCAGCATCCCATGATTTTGACGATGACCGGCCACCGAAAAGCACCTTGTTACGTGCCTGGGTAGTCCAGAAGTTACGCAGAGTCGGATTCAGCGTCGGTCTGGATGTCAGAGTAGAAGTCATTGAGATCGCGTTCTCCGTTACCATCATCAATACCAGCATCACGGCGCAGGCGATCAGCTTCCAGAGATACTTTCTCTGTGGCGGCTTTGCGGTAGTCAGTATCAGCAAAGATTTTGCCAACCGTTGCAAGCGTGCCGACGATGGACTCAATACGAACGGTATTGCGCATCATGGCTTTGTCTGCCGCCACTATCAGCGCCTGAAGCTTGTCCCGCGCCTCATCGCTTTCCGCATCATCCATCAGGGTTATCCAGCGGCCTATATTCTCAGCTGCCGTCAGGTTATTAGCCCTGAGACGGAATAATTCATCCTCCAGCTGTAGGGCTCTGGCATCTTCTATAACCTCATCTTTCAGAAGAAGGCGACGGGCATAGCCACCATGCTTTAACGCTTGCTGGTTGCCTGGCTTGAATGGGTTGGATGGAGGAGCGGTACGCGATCCGCGAATCGGTTTCGTTTCTGCCGGAGTTTCGGCTTTGGATTGTGTGCTTTTTTGTGTACTGCCAGCACTCACGCTCTTTCCGGTGGTACGCGCTTTATCTTTTTGCGTACCATTTTTGCGTACCTGCGTACCGCCTTTGCGTACCCATTCAAGCTTTTTGGCTTTCTTCCTGATAGCCCCTTCAGTAACGCCGTATTGTGCGCCTATATCACGGAGGCTAAGGACTCCGGCCCGGTATGCCGATTCGATGGCCTCCCAGTCCGGTGTTGCCATAAACAGTTCCTCGCTTTGACATTATCGAAGCCACTCGGTGAATGGCTCCTGTAATGCCCTATGCATCTTATTGAATCGTTAATGTTCTTGTTAATCTGAGCTTTCAGCCTAAGCTTAAAGCAGACGCCACCCTGTCCATGTCTGGTTGTCTTTCTGTTTCTATCCGTAGGCTCAAGGATGAGCCAACCTTTCTCACTACGCCCTGTCTGAATTTTTTGATCTGCACCCAGGATAAATACTGAACAAGGTGGGTATTATTTACTCATTGGCTGTTTGTTCAGCACCCCGTAAAGTTTAAGGATTTCCTCCTCGGGGTTTTTTATTGAGCTGCTTGTCGATACTTCGATTCAGCATTATCGAAGCCCCTTAGGTTAGGAGCTTCTGTAATGCATTAGCAATCTGCATCAGGACGGGCGACTGCACGGCAGGCCCACATACAGGCTTCCTGCATTTTGGTGCGGGCGATTGCCAGGCTGCGCATAGCTTCATCAATCTCCCGAGCCTGCTCAGCGCTTAACATTGCTGGGCCA